TCATCTATAGCCATTGTTTTACCATTATTGTAACAACTATCTAAAGTCATAGACCCAGCAGTTGTAGTAACTGAAGCCCAACCAACACCGTTATACGCTTTAACGGTGTTAGATGTTGAGTTCCAAATAAGGTCACCATCAGTCCCTGTAGAAGGGTCTGCTGTATATACTGGCAAATTTAAGGTTGCCTCTGAATCAAAATCTAATCCAGTCCCAACCGTTACATTTCCAAAATGTGACATTTATTTATCGGTTAAATTCTTAATATATATCTATATACCTAAGTATATTTTCCTTCTACTTGATAAAGAGTAGAGTCAAAATAAGAATTGTTAATTAATTACGAACAAGGGAACGTGTCAACTTATTCTAACTCGAATAACTTGTAGTATCTCCTTGAGACCCCCAAGTTCCTCTGTAATCAGACCAACCATATGTGAACCTCATAAATAACTTAGAATAAAGAACATCAGTGTCTTCATCTTGCCATTCGAAAGTTCTAGGTTTTTCTCTCCACATAAAGTTTAATTGGTGGTCGGCAGGAGAAAGTAAGAACCAAGCAGTATCAGAACCACCAGCTTCAGACACTATCCAAGGACAAACGATAGTATTAACTTTCTTACCTTCGTAATAGTTAGTATCGTTATCAGAAGTTCCACTTCTTAAAACAGATTCAGTAATTTCTACTGAAGTTTTTTCTAATGCAGTAGGAACTAAAAGCAAAGGTTTATCACCAATACTTATCAATTCTCCAACATCATCTAATTGTGTTCTTAATGCTTGTATTCCTGTAAACAATCCACTCTCTGTTAAGGGAATAGATGTAGCAGAAGCATTAGATTGTGCTGTTCCTCCGTCTGCTCTTGTATGTGTAGTAGAACATACGCTTATGTTACTAATTATTTAAGAATTTTTCAAAAAGATTTTGTAATTCTTTTTTAGATTCTGGGTTTAAATTACCCCAAATAAGTTGTTTTGCGAATAAAAGTATTTTTTGTTCTAGTTTTTGATGTTCCTTTTGACTTGATAATAATTGTAAATTCTCTATTCTATTATCAGTTTTAATACCATTTTTATGATTTGTCGTTTCATTATCTTTTAAGTACCTTCCAATCTTTTTTTCCATCACTAGATAGTGTTCAGGAACATATGAAGTATATTTTGAAGACCTTTTTGCTCTTGGGTGATTCTCATCACATCTTACATATATATATCCCATTTGAGATTTATATGTACCGCCTTTCCAATTTCCATTCTTATCTCCCTTTAAAGCAGCACCCATAGGTTTCTTAGGTATCTTATGTCTATTAATCCATTTCTGGACAGTAGAGTTTGCACACCCAAGTATTTTTGCAATCATTGGATAATTCATATCCTCATCAATATACTTTTTTACTAGCCAATCTCTATCATAGAGTTGTGTAAATACTTTCCTTCCTTGTTCTTTTTTGCTCATAGTGTGTGACGTTATTTGTTATATATATAATCATCATACACTATAATAACTTATTTGTAAATAACTGGAGAAATTTCTTCGAATTTCTCTCTCTGCCTTCTTGTGAAGTTATAGCAGAGACCAGACTATCGCATCACCACTTTGGTGTCTTCTCGCTTAGTCGTTCACGGTGTATTTAAACTTCCGCCCTGTCGCCCACTTCTGGGCTTCCAAGTCAATAAGAGAAGATTTTAAAACCGCTATGTTGTTAACGGTTTTACATCACCATAACTTGTGAAAGAAGTATCAAATGCGTTTCTAAAAATAGAAAAAGCAGATGAATTTATTGTTCTCATAGCAGCTCTACCTAATGACATAGCTCTCTTATTGAATATAGAGTATTGGTCATCTTTGTAAAGTTCATAAGAAACAGGTATTTTTCTTTTAAATGTTTGTGGTGTATATCTTGTAGTAAAACCATCTTGGAAGCTAGATTCAGGTGTAGGAGCAGATTCTGCAGTTTCAGTAATCTTACCTATACCAAATGATGACCTATCTTCTTCGAAAGCTCTTTGTGTAGCCAAAATATTAAACACTTTTGATACGTAATCAGGCAACATTTTAAAACCATCGAATACGTATTTTCTCAAATCCTTTATTGTTACTTTACATTAACTTTAGTTATCTAGTATTTTAGCGTTCTTAGTTAAATTTTCATGTGCCCATAAGGGCTGAAAATTTTTGTAATAAAAACACTTTTTTTGTTCTGACTTATCAGATAAATTGAAAGAGGCACAGGGTTTTATATGGTCAAGATGCCATTTACTATGGTTTTCCCATGTCATACCTTCTTTAAATTTATTCTTGATATATAATTTAAATTCATCTATTGAACATCCAAGTAATTCAAGTGTTGAATAAGCTTTAAGTTCTCCTTTTAATGCTCTATGCAATCTCTTATGTAACGTATGCTTTATCTTGAAATTAACATCTTCTTTCATCCTCATCTTAGTTAATTCATTTCTACGTTGTTTATAAGATTTTAAATATTCTTTCTTTCTTTGTTTAACTTCTGGTCTTTCTCTATATTCTTTCATTTGTCTTTTTCTTTCTGAAGTCTGAGATTGTTTTAATTTTCTTGCTTTAACCTCTAGTCTTGAATTGTATTCTTGTTTTTTCTTTTTGATTTTTGCTTTAATTTCTGGAATATTCTCATATTCTTTAATACAATCCTTACAAGCAGATTTAAAACCATCATTGCTAGAACTTTGCTTATAAAACTTGGTTGTTCTTAGCAATCTTCTACATTTAGAACATTGTTTTATATTTGTATCATTCATATATACATTATATAAAAATGTAAATTTTTGTCAAGAACTAAGTAACTAAATTTTTAATGTACGGAGAAACCTCTTCGGATTTCTCTCTCTACCTTCATTTTGTTATACGTAGAGAACAGACTGTCGCATCTCCTGATGGAGCCTTCTCGCTCAGTCGTTCACGGTGTATTTAAACTTCCGCCCTGTCACCCACTTCTGGGTCTCCAAGTCAATCAGAGAAGGTTTAGAGTCCCCTATTTTACTGAGGGACTAAATCTCTACCCCAATTTGCTCTAGTATGTAATGTAGACATATTATTTTATTAATTGGAATATTAAATTAGTTATAAACTTGTTTTTCGCAACATTTTACGATGACCTTTGATGTGTCAGTAGGGTGATTTCTTACAATCATATACTGTTCTGGTGTAGTTGTAGCAGATGTCTCATCAAGCATTGTTGAATCAGTTGTATCAATGCTTAAGAAGTATCCTATTTGGTCTGAACCAGTAGTAGTTCCTCTAACAGAAGCTGTACCTGAACCGTCAGATAAAGTTGCTTCTATAAGGGCGTTGTCTACTAATGATACTGAAACTTTAATTTCTTTATCGCTAGTGTTATCTGAAGCAGCAACATATGTATCTCCGTTTTGAGAGTTAGTATATGTACCGTCATAATCAGTTGTAGAAGTTAATTGGCTTAAAGGAATACCATCTTTAGATATACCTGTAGCAATACCATAAACTCTATCAGTAACTGCATCAGCAGCATCAGCTCCACCTTTATTAGAGGCGTATGATACTTTTATTGCATCTCCTACAGTAACTGTAACACTATTCAAAATTACTAAATCTTCAGCTCCAGATAAAATACTATCTGTAGAGTTCAAAATTCTCATAATAGTTTGTATTTATTAATTAAGTTTTATTTCGCATCTTCGTGAATTGGGATTTCGAATGTCTCACCAGTGTCAAAAGCTCTGTACTCTTTGGAAGTTATCTTTCCTTTATTTATTACAGACTGTTGATTACCAGTTAAAACTTCTTCGCTATCACCTCTTGAGAATGAGCCACCAGAAGGAGTGTTAGCTATTGAAGCCTTAGCAGCTTCGCCTATAGCCTCTTTTCTACCTTCTTCTCTAGCTCTATCTATTGAAATATTGCCAGAATAATCTGAATAAGCCTTCTCTAAATTTTTTGATATAGCCTCTTTAGATGACTTACCATAACTTTCTTTATAAGATGCCATCATCTTATACCAGTTTTTATCATCTAAAAGCTCTGAATGCTCGTTACAAATTTCTTCTATAGCTATGTTCTCGTTTACTTTGTATGTGTCTTCCAGGATTCCCTGTTTAACCTCCTCTTTTATCCTAGAGATGTCTTCGGGTGTTCTAGTTTCTGTCTCTACCTTTTCTTCCTCTACGTTTTCTTTAAGGTCTCTTTTTTTAGCCCTTTCTTTTGACAAGGCGAAATTTAAGTTTTGTTTGTCTTTTCTTAATTCCTCTATTTCCTTATCTCTGTTATCGAGTTCTTCAGCTTCTTCTTCGACTTCCTCCTCCTCTACGTTTTCTTCTAATTGTTCTTTTGGTTCGTTAGAAGTTTCTGGAAGGTCTTCTTTTAAGTCGTTATCTATTTCGTCCAAAGAATCGTCACTAGGGTCATTTAAAGATTCCTCTACAGAATCTAAAACATTGTTTTTGTCAGACATAATTTTTTTATTATTTTTAACTAAGATTATAAATCTTGTTTTGATTAAATCAACTTAACTTTTCAAATGGGCAAGTTAGCAGCCCAGTCATAATTATTTTTCAACTCCTTTAATTTTCATATCCTTCCTCTCTATAAAGTCTGTATCTTTAAGTTTTTTATATTTGATAGCTTCAGATGCTAGAATAAATAGCTCCTTTCTCTGACCGAGTAAAGTAATATACTCATTCCACGTTACACCCTTAGCCATCTGCTTCATTAAAGATAAATCCCTCATAGCTAAATATGATTTCCAACCTTTTTTTGTAGAAAGATTATTTAAAAATTTCTTTTCAAAGGCATCGTCCCTGTCAGATATATCTGATTTGACTTCTCCTTTAAGTAGAAAGTTTAATAGAATTTTTCTTAAAATCATTTGTTTTAATTAAATTGCTAAATTTTTAACTTCGTCTCCTTGTGGTAGTGACAAGTTCCCTGGATTCTTACCAGCCATTTGTCTTACTCCATTGCTCTGTCCAGTAGCTCCACGACCAGCAGCATCTGGATTCTGTGCCTCCTGTGGAGGTTGCTTAGCTGTTAATCTCTCTGTGTCTTTCTCATAAACTTCATTCAAGTCTTCGAATAGAGCTTCTTTATTAGCCATCTCTGGGAATAATGTTAAGGCATACTTTATGTATTCTAATTCAAGAGCCATTTGTGTAGACCTAGATGTCATATATCCAGATTCCTTTAATATAGTTATATCAACGTCCATCTGTCTTATATAAGAAGCAGGAACTTCTACTATCTCAACATTAGTACCATCTTCAAGTCTTTGGTCTCTTTCCTCTATAGATAATCTATTCTTAACATTTTTAGAATCAATTATAGAATCAACTATTCTAATTCTTTTCAATCCATTCTTTCCATCTTCTAATACAGAATTATCAATAACAATCTCTTTAAATGTCTCTTTAACTTCCATAATACCTTTCTTATTCAAGATTTCCACCTTACTAGGTTGAGAATAGAATTGTAATATATTAGGTATTCTAAGTTTAGCTTTCTGCCATACTAAATCCTCTAATAAGAAATTAAATACTCCCATTAAAGTTCTAGCATTTTCTTCTGCGAGTACAACCTCTCTAGCTGTAGAACCAGAACCTGATTGCCCTTGCTGGGTAGCTGATACAGAAGATAGGTCTATATTCTTTCCTACAAGTTCGAGCATATTGAAATGTGAACTATCAACAGACTTTATCTGTAGTTCTTTCATAGAGTTAATATCTTCTACAGGCATTCTTCTTCCTGGTGTTAAGAGTTCATCTTCTATTTCATTTATAGTTGAATCAAGAATAGGTGGGAAGATAGATAAGAATGTTTTATCAAGAGCCATATTATATAGAGTATTCAATGTATCTTGGTCAGCTAACATTTTATCTGGTAAAGATTTCCCATAAAAGAAACTAATATCAAATTTTTCAAATACAGTTTTTCCAAATGGATACTTTTTATGATTCCAAGGGAAAGGTGTATCTTGTATTATAATTCCATTAGCAACAATAAGGTATTCATCATTAGGTCTATCATAACAATATAGAACTTCTACCTCATCACTCTTTAATTCAATAGCCCAATCTTGTTTATAAAATTCCTTCTGGTCTTCTGCAGCCATCTCTCCTCCAGATTTTACATTACTAGCATTAGGATATTTTGAGTATTGATATTCAAATTCATCTTTCAACATTCTCTTTCTCCATATAATTCTACTTTGATTTTGAATTTCAGATTCATATATATTCCAAATAAAAAAATCAGGCAAGTTACAAACCTCTGAATAACAATCATCATAATCTTTAATTGTTTTTTCTTCAGAAGTAACCTCACCTGAAAGTGGGTCAAAAAAAGTTATATCTTTAATTTTTCTTTCAGCTACCTTGTAGCCCTCATAAACAACAACAGTTCCTTTAACAGCACAATCAAGTGTCTCATTAAAGTATTCCATTGATGAATTTGATTTTATATTAGAATACACATAACAATCGTGAATAACATTTGCAGCTTTCTTACTAATCTTATTCTTTTTATCTGTAGAAATAAGTTTAACATCTGGAGCTTGTAAGCCTATCTTAGCGAATAGAGCCATCGTTTTATTTCTAGTAGCATTTGAAAATACGTGTGACTGCCAATCATACTTGTCTGTTCTAGGTGGTAGGTATCCATTAAATCTTTGAGTAGAATCATCTATATATTGAACCATAGTTCTATCATTGAAATATCTATAGCTCTGATTCATAGTGTCTCTCATTGTTGAATAGTAATCATACCATTTCCTTACCTTCTCCTTTTTCTCTTTGGAAATTAGCTCTTTACTTTTTATTTTTTCTTCTTCCATTTTTTAATCTATTTAATAAGCTATGCTACTACTTTTTAAACTCCAATCTTTTACACTGTTAGTGTCGTACTCTCCTCTTGCTTGTTTGTACTTAGGTCTTATCAACATTAACCTATATAAATTTTCTCCAGCATCATCGTCTTCTTTAGAAGGTTTACCTTTATCATCTATAACCCAACTCATCAACTGTCTAATTCCGTCCTTCTCTGTTTTAAAGAAGTAAAGGGTTGGTTCTTCTCCGTGTTTGTCGTCATAATGTAAAGCAGAACGTATCATCTGTATCCCTCTATTCTTATCTTTAGAAGCAACTAAAGGTAATAATTGTCTATTAGATTTCTCTCTTATATCTGTTATCATATTCTTTCCAGTCTGTGGGTCATTCATTACTGCGTATGGGTCAATAATTACTTTCTGTGGTCTCTTTCCTTTTAATTCTAATAGGATAGCCTCTACTATATCTTCTATAACTGATTTGATAAACATCATCTTAGTGACATACATCTTTCCATTAGGAAGACAGGCTAGGAACAGTATAACCCAAGGTTTCTTAGGGTGAGGGTCAATCGCTATATACATTGAATAATTTTTAGGTAGGTCAAATGGTGATACCATATGTACCTGTGGGTCAAGGTTATTAAGAATAAGACCCTCTAAATGTTTAAATCTTCCTGTAATTCTGGCTTGTATTTCACCCTCGTCCATATGTGAGTTCCTATACTTTCTAATTAAAGACTGAATTGCTTCTTCTGTCAACCCACCACACATCTCCTTGTAGCCGTACCAATCCCGTTCGTGTTTTACATTATTGTTGATTGGTAACATAAATTTCTCAACATCATCATTTAAGAATAATCCATCATAAGTCCAAGGTTCTGAAATAGGTGTAGTAGTAATCCAGTAGTAACCATCAAAATCTGTAAGTCCACGCTGTATAGAGTTATACTTATCTCTAGGTGGATTCTCATCACCCCACCAGAAATGAAAACGTGAACCCTCATATTTATCAGTCTCCTGTTCATACGCCATTATATATAGTTCACTTCCATTCTTGAATCTGTAGTATATAGGAATACCTTGCTGGTTTTTCTTAGGCTTCTCTGCAAGTTCATTTTCTGGAATCAATTCTTTTAATTTCTCCTTTATAACTAAATTAGCAGTACCAGATAATCCAAATGATTCGGTAGTGATAAGTCCCTTAACAGGTGGTTCCATAGGTGTCTTGTAATCTGGGTCGGTTGGTTTTAAAAAAGGTCTATACCCTAAACAGAATGAAACGGCTTCGATTGCTCCTATGGTAGATTTTCCACTTCTGTTGCTTCCAAGAGTGAATTTCTCTTTGCTCTTACTCCTAAAGAAACGTTCTTGGTCTTCATTAGGAATAAAAAAATTAATAGAGTTAGCCTTAACATTACTATCAAAAATGTTTATTAGAGATTCTAATTCACTCATCTTATCTGAACTCATACCTTTTTTTAAATATAAATTCTATCTACATCTATTACACCACTAATAAATAATTGTGTCAAATTATAAACTTATACACTTGCATTTAAAATATATAGGAATATAATTAATATGTCATTTTTACATGCAATATAAAAAATAGTTTAGACATAATAGAAAACAGGCTTCATATCTATTAGACATAGACTTAAAGGAAAGATTAGTGGTAGTGCCTACACCAGCAGAGCTGACTGGGAACTTCTAAACAAACAATATTAATCGCTTCCAATATGCGATTTAAAAGAATTATAGTGAGAGGTAATATAACAGGGTCACCGTGTTACCACACTTGAAGGAATACCTTCTACGTATTATTCAAATAACATTCTCCTATAATATATACCGTGATTATCACACCTATGCTGTTAATATTCAGCTGGAAGTAAACACTAATTGATTACAGACAACACCTTTAGATAGGGGTTATTACTATTCTGATGTTCAATTAGATAAGTACGATACCTTGATACTACGTATCTACGGTATTACTACTTTAATGTTCGTATAAAATCAGTAGAGAAACTTGAATCAGATATCAATGATAGCCCTTATTTAAAGGAGCTGTTTTTTTTAAAGGGTACTAAATGTCAAGTTAGTATCTTTTAGAGTTTAGATAGATACTAGATTATTATTTGGCTAGTATTAGCTTAAACTACTGGGAGGAGAGAAGTGTGGGGTTTTTGCTTAAGAGGGAATTAATGGCTAACCTTAGTACAAGTTCACTGGTGGTGAAATGTGGTGGGATTTGCTTAAGAGGTCTTAAGAGGGGGTAACTCGCAATCTCGGGCATCACTTGCATCGTCACTTTCAAATAATAAATAGAATATTGATAGTTATGCACAGTTTATGCACAGCTTATACACAGTTAAATAATAATATCTCCATTATATATAAAATATAATCTTGGGTACTTCGTACTTGAAGATAAATCTTCTACGTTATTGCTTTTAGGGCTGACATATTATAAATTGATGTAAATGATACATATTTTAGGGCTGATAGGTAGTTATATTGATGATAAAGAGTTATTTAATGGTATATGTATGCAAAAGCACTAGAGTTATCTCTATCTTATGCTTTATATCTTATATACTTGACAGATAGCTTACATTACATTGTATTATAGTATGTCGCACATTGTTATTATAATATCTTATGCCTTGCTACTAACTACTTACAGCTTACGAGTGTCGCACAATATATTATAGTAAAATGAGATACCTTGTTAATAGTGGCGTATCAAAGATGAGTGTCGCACAATGTTAGACTATTTATATCTTATCTATTTTTAATTTGTTATTATAGTTTTAAATACCTATTAAATAGTTATCCACAGGGTAGCCGTTAGGTCTTTATTGGTAATGTATTAGTAGTTAGTTGACATATATATATATATCTTTTATACTTACATTATTGAAAGGTCAAAACATTTAATAAAAATAGTTAATTATAAATATATGTATAAAGAAAAAGAATTTTTAACAAAAAGCGAAATAACAAAAAAGCACTTGATTGAGTTGTTAGTAGTAAATAGCAACTACAAGGTAGAAGCAAAAGATTATTACCGATATACTACAACCTTTTTACTAGAACTATTACAAGATGATAAAAAATATTTTTCAACATTGCTAGAAGATATAAAACATTTTGAAAAGATAAATAACTTATAATCTTTTAGAACGTTTTAATCGCTTAGAACGTTCAATAAAGGTCTTATAATAAAAAGATATTAAATAAATATTATGTATAATAATAAACATTATAAACAACTTAAAAGAAACAAAAAAATAGATATCATCTTAAAAGTAATTACATTATCAATATTAGTAGTATTAATGCTAAAAGTCGTTATAAGAGCCATTGAGATTGATGATATAAATTATGATAACAAAGTCAAAAGCTATCAAGTTATAAATTAAATAAAAATATATGAAATTAAATGATAGAAATATAAAAAATGCAATTCAATGTATAGGTATTATTCAAGATATATCTAAAATGGATTGTTCAACATTTGGAAACCCTAACTATAAAATAACTATACTTGATGATAATAGCCATATTATAATTTTAGATACGATAGATGATTATAATATAAATTATAAAATATATTCTGGAATGATAGACAAAAGTTATAATTTAGAATATGTAAATTATAAAGGTAATTCTTATTTACTAACTATATAATTAAAATAATATAAAATAAGAGATAAAAGTTAATTAAAAAGATAATTAAATAAATATATGTTAAAAAGCGAAATAATTACCATAAAATTAAAAGATGAGAAAGCATTTTTCAATAGTTATGTTATTGATACATTAGATGATACCAAAAGATATAAAATAAATATTGATTTTTTAACTGAGCAGGACGCACAAAATGGTGTTAATAAAATCATAGCAAAAGCAAAAGCAAAAGGAATAACACATTTAACTTCTAATTAAATATAAATATATGACATTAAAACAAATACAAACAAAATACAAAGATAGATATATATCATTTTATAAAACAAGAGATTATGAAAACGATTGCGATATATATGAAAAAAGGGGGCAAAGTTATAAAGAAATACACGAAAATACTACCTTAGGTCAAGATATAGGTACATCTTATGAATATAGACGTTAAAAATATAAATTAAATATAAATAAAAACAAGATGCAAATAAATGATAGGGTAAAAGTAATAAATGGGAATAATGAAATTTGTCAACCCACAATGATTGGGAAAGTTGGTCGTATTTCAAGTTTTGGGACTAATTATAAGGTTGGTGGTATAGATACGAAAGAAGTATTTGTTGATTTTGAGCATTTTGGGAAACACGTTTTTAACGATTATCATTTAGAAATACAATAATTTACCTAACAAATTTAATCAATAAATAAAATATATGAAAAATTTCAATAGACAAAAAACACTACAATTTTTTTACTAACAGAAGTAAAAGAAAAAGCATTGGCTCTAATAAAAGAAGAATTAAAAGACAATAAAAATATAAAAATAATTATACAAGTAAGATAAAATATAGAAGAAGAATTAAATAAATTAAATAAATTAAATAAAAATGTATGAGTAGAGTAAAATTAGAAAAACCTAAAGGTATAACAGATAATTATCAGAAAGCTTATAAAGTATTATCTGATTGGCTTAAAAAAACATATGATGATATGGACGAACCTATAAGTGATGTTCTAAATGAACTTGAAGAAATATTTGAAAAAAGGTCGATTGAAATACCTTTTACAGAGGGAGATTTACAAGATTTAATATATGGAGAAACATTTGACTGGGAATTTGAAGGCGTAAAAGTTCATTTAGAAAAAGTAGATAGTTATTTTGAAGATGAAGAAGATGAAGAAGATTAATTAAATATAAATATATGAAAAAAGATAATACAAGTCTATATTTCGCAGATTGGACTACAAAGAAATTAAAAGAATATCATCAAGGCTATAAAGAACAACGAGAACTTGGACAATTTTCTCCTAAAGATAGTTTAAATGGTATAGGGGTAGAACTTGAGTTAGCAAATAGAGATAAATTAAATTAAAATATATGGTAAATGCAAAAATATTAAGAGTTATCAACAGATTATATGAAGAATATTATGAAGAAGTTGAGAATATAGGTAATGATATGATAGAAGATACTACTTTTGAAAATGGAAAGTTAATAGCGATTGAAGAATTAGCTCAAGGATTAGGTTTGAGATATAGTTTTGCTACTGAAAAATTTGAACTTAATTAGTTTTCCACAGGTAAGAAAACAAATTAAAATTAAGTATGCTATAATAAATATGGGACTTGCTTTCTCCTAGAGGTAAGTCCCTTGAATTATAAACTTGACATAAAAAATAGTAGTGATATAGTTAAAACTAATCAAACCAAGATATATAATATCCCCTGATTATATATACGACAAAAGCTGAGAAAGGGGGTTTCTCGGCTTTTTTCATATCTTTAACAATATTTCAAGAGTTTACGAACTATAAATTACAATATTTATACTTTAATAAACCCTTAAAACTTCATAGGAACTTAATTCATACCAGTATGTATATTAAAATCTAGGAAAAGAAATTTTCCACTAGGGCAAAGGCAAGTAGAAAGTGCAAAGCTAAAGATTAGGTATACTGGGAGAAGAAGAAATATAAGAAGGGGGGTTTAGTATACACAATGCAACACACAATATAAACTAATATATAAGTATGAGAAATATACATTATAAGGCTAGGAATATAAGATTAGAAGATACTACCTATAAATTATTTAGGGAATTAAGAGAAAGGTCAGGTAAAAGTTGGAATTTGTTTGTTAGAGATATTGTATATGATTTAACACTTAAGGAAAAAGATAAACCAAAAGATGAGTTAAATGACGTTTTAAACCTATTTTATAAAGAAACACATAATAGTAACCTTTTTGTAAATAAAACGCAGAGAAAGGCATTAAAGGACATAATAAAGGAAGTTAGTAAGCAGGGAGTAATTGATATGATTGAGTTTGCCTTTAAGAATAAAGATGAAGACTTTTGCCCACAAATATCAAGTCCTAGAGAATTACAATATAAGTGGAGTAAGTTAGAAAAGTTTAAGAGAGATAAAAAGGTAGAAGTTAAAGAAGAAATAAGAGAAGCGTGGAGTGTAGAAAAACAAATGAGGGGAGATTTATAAATTAAATAAAAATATATGAAAATATATAGAATAGAATTTAATAACTGTTATTATGACCAATATGACAGTTTTGTAATGGTTGGTGAAAGTGAAAAAGATATTATTCAGAAATTAGTAAAAGAATATCCTATTGCTGACAATGAGGATAGTTATGAAGAAATGTGTTGGAAAGATGGATATACGATAGAAGAAATCAAAGCAGACGATTTTGAAGAAACTACTATTATATTAGGTAGTTTTAATGCTGGTTAAATTTGTAACCTGTGCATAACTATCTTGTAAGACATATTTATATATGCTAAGATATAGATATATCAATAATTAAATATAAATATATGGAAGATAAAGAATATAAAGTAGGAAATTTTGAGGACTATTCAAAGGGTTATTGTGATTTTTGGAGTGATGATAATTATTCTTATGAATTAGAAAAAGTTTCTGAAAAATATCAAATACCTGTAAATGAAATTCCCATAGAAGTAAATAAAAGAACTAATAAAATTGAGATTGATTATTCTATTTTATACGCATTTTTTCCTAAATATAAATAATTAATAAAAAATATATGGAATCTAAAATAGAGGTAAAAAATGAAGATACAAGTATAAATGGTGATATAAAAACTTTAACTGATTGTTTAAAACAGATGATACACAACAATAATTTAATCAATAAAAAACATT